CCTTCGACGTCTGGCCGGACGTGGGCCCCAGCTCGAGCTCGAAGCGCGCGGCTACCGTGCGCGCGCTCACCGGCATCGCCTCGATCGTGCAGGATCCGGAGACGCAGCAGGTGCTGACGCTGTCCACGATCATGAACATGGAGGGCGAGGGCCTGCAGGACCTGCGCGACTACGCCCGCTCGAAGCTGGTGCGCATGGGCGTCATCAAGCCCACCCAGGACGAGGAGCAGGAGATGCTCACCGAGCAGCAGAACACGCCGCCCGATCCGCAGGCGCAGTACCTGCAGGCGTCCGCCGCCCAGGCTGCAGCCGACGCCGACGCCGCCAAGGCGAAGACGGTGGACACGATGGCCGCCGCCGACCTCAAGCGCGCGCAGACCGCACTGACCATGGCCGAGGCCATGGGCGAGTACACCGCGCAGCACGTCGCGGTCGCCCAGACCCTGCATGGAATCCTCACAACGCCAGCTGCCGCCAAGCCCTGAGCATTCAAGGAAACTGCACCGTTTCACGTGGAACGTTGCAAAGATTTGCATGATGGCCTGATAATCCGGCCGTCGGCATTCCCCCGGGCCGCGATCGGGGAGGGCAGCAAAAGGACGCGAATGGACCCCGAAATCGACACCGAGCAGGCCGGAACCGACACCACCACCGAGGGCGAAGAGCTCGAGGCAGGAGAGGGCGACGGCGCAGAAGGTGGCGAGGCGGGTGCCACGGGCGCAGGCGAGGGCGAGCAAGGTTCGGAAGAGGGCGGCGACGTCGTCATCAGCCTGGCCGGCGAGGAAGTCCAGCCCGAGGAAGACGAAAACGCGGCACCGACCTGGGTGCGCGACCTGCGCAAGTCCAACCGCGAGAAGGATCGGGCGCTGCGCGAGCGCGACGCCGAGATTGCCCGCCTGAAGGGTGCGCCGGCCGCGCCGGCCGCAATCGTCGTCGGCGAGGAGCCGACCTTCGAGGGCTGCGAGTACGACCCGGACAAGTTCAAGGTCGCCTTCACCGCCTGGTCCAAGCGCAAGAACGAGGCCGACGCTCAGGAGCGCACCCGCAACCAGGTGCGCGAGCAGGAGCAGGCCCAGTGGACGACGCGCCTGAAGGCCGTCGACACCGCGACCGCGAAGTTGGGCGTCAAGGACGCCGAGGACGCCACCAACGCGTTCGAGGGCACGTTCTCGGTGGTGCAGCGCGGGATCATCCTGGGCGCACTCGAAGACCCGAAGAATTCCGCCGCCATGCGCTACGCGCTCGGCATGAACCCGAAGCGGGCGAAGGAACTGGCCGCCATCGCCGACCCAATCAAGTTCGCCGTGGCCATCGGCAAGCTGGAGGACAAGTTGACCATCGCCCCGCGCAAGACCGCACCGCTGCCCGAGACGCGCCTGCGCGGCTCCGCGCCCATGTCCGGCGCCATCGATTCCACGCTCGAGCGCCTGCAAAAGGAAGCCGAGAAGACTAGCGACCGCTCGAAGGTCGCCGCCCACATCCGCGCCAAGAACAAGGCCGCGCAAGCCGCCTGACCTGGCGCCCAAGCCTGGCGCGCTCCAAGCGCCCGGAATCGTCCACCGCAACGGGCAGTGAATGAGGCCACCGTCCGGCCCGAACGGATGAGTCAGCAACGCGGCAGCCGCCGCATGTGTTCACTCATCCCCGGAGCCATCATGGAATCCCTCAAGCACCTCACCCTGCTCGCGCTGCGAGTCATCGGGCTGGCGTTCGTCTTCATCGTCGCCAGGTTCACCAACCTCTTCGCCGGCGGCCTTGCGCCCGGCATGCTGATGGGCGCCACGGCGTTCAGCAAGCAGGAAACCGTCTTCTTCGACCAGCTGATGGCCGGCTTCGACGACCTGCTGATGTTCGGCCGAAACGTCTCGATCTACAACGCCGACCCAACCGTGCTCGAGCGCTCACAGGGTCTCGCTTTCTGGCGCCCGGTCCCGTACATCAGCACCTCGGTCAACGGCTCGGCCGGCACCGACATCAGCGCGAACTTCACCGACCTGACGCAGCTGTCCGTGCCCATCGCGCTCGGCTTCGACAAGTCCGTGCCCTGGTCGATGACGTCCAACGACCTGAACGACCCACAGCAGCGCGAGCGCAAGCTCAAGAGCGCCATGCAGCGCCTGGCCACCGACATCAACGTCGCCTGCGCCAACGTCGCCGCCCTGTACGGCACGCTGATCGTCAAGCGCACCGTGGCCGCCTCCGGCTATGACGACCTGGCCGCCGCCGACTCGCTCATGGTCGAACAGGGTCTGGTGGGCGACGACTCGCGGCGTGTGAGTGTCCTGCACGCCCGCGACTACAACTCGATGGCAGGCGTTCTGGCCAAGCCGGCGACGAGCGCGAACCCGAAGGTGAATACCGCCTACGAAAACGCCTATGTCGGCCGCGTCGCCGGCTTCGAGACCTTCAAGTCGGACTACACCTATCGCCTGACCGCGGCGCTGGGCGTAACCGTGACCGTCAACGGCGCGAACCAGTACTACACCCCGAAGGCCACGAGCACCGCTGGCACCGGCGAAATCCAGAACGTCGACAACCGCTACCAGTCGCTGCCGATCACGGTGACGTCGGGCACGGTCAAGGTGGGCGACAAGTTCACCATCGCCGGCGTCAACGCCTGCCACCACGTCAGCAAGCAGGACACGGGGCAGCTGAAGACCTTCACCATCACGGCGATCGTCAGCGGCGCCGGCGGCACGGGCACCGTGCAGATCTCGCCCCCGATCGTTTCGGGCGGCGGCGCGACGCAGGCCGAGCTCGAGTACCAGAACGTGACCGCCACGCCGGCCAACGGCGCCGCCATCGTCTTCCTGAACACGGTCTCCGGCAACGTGGCCCCGTTCTGGGACGAGCGTGCGATCGAACTGCTTCCGGGGCGCAACGGCGTCGACGAGGACCTGACCACGGCCGGCGCGGGCTACATGCGCGCCACCACCGAGCTGGGCGTCGACGTGATCATGTACAAGTTCTTCGACATCAACACGAAGAAGTACAAGTACCGCTGCGACACCCGCTTCGGCGCCGGGATGACGAATCCGGAGATGTGCGGCCTGGTGCTGTTCAACCAGACCTGATCGGCGCGACGCCTCATCGTGCTGGGCCGCCTCGTGCGGCCCTTTCCACTGAAAACCCCACCTCACGCTCGAAGGATCGACCATGGACCGCTTCCCCCAGATGCTCTACTGCTTCCCGGCGGCCGGGCCCGACATCGCCGCGCTGCAGGACGGCGCCTACGGCACCAGGATCGTGGCCGACGAGGCCGAGTTCGACGCGGCCCTCGCCGAATGCTGGTGCGAGACCTCTCCGGCCGCGCGAGCCGCGCACGAGCAGCGCCAGGCCGCCGCCGCACTGGAGGCTGCCGCCGCCTCTGCGAAGCCTGCCGACGAAACCACGCCGCCCACGCGCGCCGAGCTCGAGGCCAAGGCCACGGAGCTGGGCATCAAGTTCGACGGCCGCAGCAGCAACAAGAAGCTCGGCGACCAGATCGCCGCCGCACTGGAGCCCTGAGCCATGGCATGGTCCAAGCGCGATCTCGTGAATGAGGCCTACGCCGAGCTGGCGCTGGCCGGCTACGAGTTCGACCTGGATCCGGACGAGCTGCAGTTCGGCCTGCGCCGCCTCGACCTGCTCATGGCCAGCTGGATGGCGCTGAGCATCAACCTCGGGTATGCGTTCGGCACGTCGCCGGACGACTCCGACCTCGATCAGGACTCGGGCCTGCCGCTGTACGCCACGATGGCAGCATGCCTGGCGCTGGCCATCAACATCGCCGCCGGCAAGGGCAAGGCGGTGCCATCGACGACCCGCACAGGCGCCAAGTCGGCCTATGACGCGATGGTCTCGAAGTTGGCCAGCGACCAGGCGCAGCAGTCCCCGCTGCGCTCTGGCACGCCGCGCGGCGCCGGCGCCAAGTCGTGGCGCACGTTCAACCAGCCGTTCGCTGCCCAGCCCGACACGAGCCCGCTGCAAGTGGGCGACGACGGCGGCCTGATCTTCAACGACACCGGAGCCTGACCATGGCCATCGACCGACTTCCCGCCGTCAGCACCGTCACGGCCGCCGACTCCATTGCGCTGTTCTCCGCGGCGCTCGGCGCCGATGCGCGCGCCACGCTCACGGCGCTGCTGACCTGGCTGCAGGCCCAGCTCACGGCGTCCAGCTCGCTCATCACGCAGTACGCCTCGCCGAACGCGACCGCCTTCAACATCGCCGTCGCGCCCCTGACGGCCGGCGCCAGCGTCTGGCTGCTGCTGACCCCCACCGCCGGCTTTGCCGCGGGCACGATCACGCTTCCCGCGCAGGCATCCTGCGTCGACGGGCAGGAACTGCTCGTCTCGTGCACGCAGGCGATCACCGCGCTCACCGTGGCCGGCAACGGCTCGACGGTCAACGGCGGCCCGACCACGCTGGCCGCCAACACCGCTTTCCGCATGCGCTTCGACGGGGTCTCCAAGGCCTGGTTCCGCGCCTGATCCCCATTCCATCGGAGCACGCAATGACCGTCCAATCCCCGTTCCAGCCCACCCGTGGTGCCAACCAGAAGGTGACCGCCACCACCGTGACGGCCTCCATCGCGATCGGCAAAGGCAACAAGTCACTGCGAGTGATCAATGCCGGCACCGTGGTGGGCTACTTCCGGACCTATGCCACGGGCGACGGCTCCGGGACGTCGGCAACGGCAGGCGACACGCCTGTCGCGGTCGCCGGCGCCGCCGGCTCGGTGCTGATCATCGAGAAGCCGGAGGCACACGACCAGGTCGCCTATCTCTCCGACTCGGCGACGACGGTCATGCACTTCCAGCCCGGCGAGGGCGGCAGTTGAGCCCGGCGCACGCCTAACCACCCACCAGCGAGAACACCATGCCCATCATCGCCAGCGGCGCATCCGCCGCCATCACCATCTCCAAGGGCTACATGCTTGCGCTGGCCGCCGGCGCGCAAGGCATGGTCTCGTTCGCGGCCGGCCCGCAAGGTGGCCAGAGCCTGCCGATCAACGGCCAGGCCATGACGCTCGGCCCATTCGCTGGCGACCAGGTCGCCTATGTGAGCTCCACCGTCGGCCAGCTGCCCTATTCGCTGCAGCGGGCAGATGGCATGGTGTTCTCGAAGGTTCCGGCGTCCGCATTCCAGATCTCGCCGTTGATCCTGGAGCAGAACCACGCCACGGGCACGCCGCTGACCGGAACGCTGACCGAGACCGTGCTGGCATCGATCCTGATCCCGGGCGGCATCATCGGAAAGACCGGCTCGGTGCGCATGCGCGCTGTGGCCTCGATGACCAACAATGCCAACAACAAGACGGTCAATTTCAAGATCGGTGCCGTCCTGCTTGCCGGCGCGGCCGCCGCGTCGAACACGACCACCATCGTGTCCAACATCATGGCCAACCGCGGCAGCCTGGCGTCCCAGGTCAACACGAATCCGCTGACGAGCGGCGCCACCGCCACCTTCACGGCGACCACCATCGATACCTCGGTGGACCAGATCCTCACGATCACCGGCACGCTGGCCAATACCGGCGACACGATGACGCTGGAATCGTACGTGGTCGAGGTTCTGCCGGGCTGACACCATGCAAATCCCGATCATCAACGGGATCTACTGCGACGGCGCCGCACCGGACTTTCGCACGTCCTACCCGCGCAACCTGGTGCCCGTGCCGAAGACGCAAGGGATCAGCACCGGCTACCTGAGGCCGGCCGACGGCATCGATCTGGTCGCCACCGCGCCGGGCCTGGACCGGGGCGGCATCAACTGGAATGGCGTCGAGTACCGGGTGAGCGGCACGAAGCTCATCTCCAAGGCGGCGGACGCCACCATCACCGTGCTGGGCGACGTGGGCGTCGGCGGCCAGGTCACGATGGATTACAGCTTCGACCGCCTGGGCATCGCCTCGGGCGGCTCGCTGTACTACTGGAACGGCTCATTGCTGTCGAAGGTCACGGATCCCGACCTGGGCACCGTGATCGACATGCGGTGGATCGCCGGCTACTTCCTGACCACGGACGGATCGAACCTGGTCACGACGGACCTGAACGACCCGGCGTCGATCAACCCGCTCCACTACGGCTCGGCCGAAGAAGATCCTGACCCGATCATGGCGGTCGACGAGCTGCGCAACGAGGCCTACGCCATCGGCCGCTATACGGTGGAGATCTACCAGAACGTGGGCGGCAGCGGCTTCCCGTTCGAGCGCATCGAGAGCGCCCAGATCACCAAGGGCGCGATCGGCACGCACGCCTATTGCGGGCTCGGCGACACCTTCATCTTCACCGGATCGGGCCGCGGCGAGGCGCCAGCGGTCTACCAGATGGTGCCGGGCAACGTCGTCAAGGTCAGCACGCGCGAAGTCGACACGATCCTCCTGAACTACACCGAGGCCCAGCTGGCGCTCGTCGTCATGGAGACGCGCGTCGACAAGAACCACCAGCACGTCTACCTGCACCTGCCGGACCAGACGTTGGTCTACGACACGATCTCGAGCCAGGTGCTTGGCGAGCCGGTCTGGTTCCAACTGGACTCCGGCCTCGACGCGCCGGCCGCCTACCGGGCGCGCGGCCATGTGTGGTGCTACAACCAGTGGAACGTCGGCGACCCGACGTCGACGAATCTCGGCGTGCTGACGGACACCGTCTCCTCGCACTATGGCAACGTCGTCGGCTGGTCCTTCGGGACGATGATCCTGTTCAACGACGGCGCCGGCGCGATCATCCATGAGCTCGAGCTGATCTGCTTGCCGGGCCGCGTCGCGTTCGGCGACGACCCGGTGATCTGGACCAGCTACACGCTCGACGGCGAGACCTGGAGCCAGGAGCGCGCACGCAGCGCCGGACGCCAGGGCCAACGCAACAAGCGCATCGCCTGGCGCACGCAGGGCAAGATGCAACTCTGGCGCATCCAGCGCTTTCGCGGCACCAGCGAGGCGCACCTGTCGATGGCGCGCATGGAGGCGCAGATCGAGGCGCTGTACACGAAGGCGATGGCCAATGGCTGATGCCGTCGTCACGCGCACGAAGAAGATCACCCGCGACAAGTTGGCGAAGTTCCTTCCCAATCACGAGGCGATCAAGGCGTTCGAGGACCTGGTGCACGACGTCGTGACTACGCTGCCGGATGCGATCGACAGCGCCGCCACGCTGGACGCCAGCCAGGTACTGGCCATGGCCTCGTTCGCGCGCCCGCAACTTCCGGCCCAGCCGGTCAACGACGCCGCGGGCCAGATCCTCGCCGGCCAGATCTTCGGAGCCTGACATGCCCACGTATTCCCGCCAGCTTCTCTCCGGCAGCACCAATGGGCGCGCCATCTCCGCGGCGGCCACAGCCACGCCCGGAACGCCCCTGCACGTCGCCGTCGCCGGCACCGCGGCGTTTGACGAGGTCTACCTGTGGGTGTCCAACGTGACGGGCGCCGCGCACCAGCTCACGCTCGAATGGGGCGGCGTCGGCAATCCGGCAGACCACATGGTCCACCAGTTCAGCATCCCTGCGAACTCGCCGCCCATTCCCATCGCAACGGGCCAGGTGCTGCAGAACGGGCTGACCGTGGCCGCCTTCGCTGATGCGGCGAACGCGCTGGTCATCACCGGCTACGTCAACAGAATCCAGTAGGCCATGCACCTGCCCGTCCTGGCGCTGCCCGGCGCTCCCTCGCTGATGCTCGACCCAGCCGCCCAGGCCGTGGCCGCGCAGGTCTTCGGGCGCCGCGCGAGCGCCGCGTGGATGCCGGGTCCGGTGCTCGTGACGGGCGGCGACCTGGTCGTGGAGACACCCGGGCGCGGGCTGCGCATCGCCGAGGGCACGAATGCGCGCATGGGTGTCTCGGTGCTGGTCGCCGGAACAGTGGCCGTTGCCAACACCAGCATCACCGCGAACACGCGCGTCTTCATGGACGGCCAAAACCTGAGCGGCACCGCGGGCGAGCTCTCCGTGTCCGCGCGAGTGGCCGGCGCCAGCTTCACCATCACCAGCAGCAACGTGGCCGACACGCGAACGGTGGCGTGGATGCTCGTCGAGCCGGCGCCGTAGCTTTGCCAATCACGCGCGCTGCCGCATAATCCGCAGCACCACGACGGGCGCCAAGCCTGTCCGCTGAGCCCCAAGAGCCGCCAGCAGCTCACTCGAAGCCCCGAAAGGGAGAGTGATGCTGCCAGTTGCGCAGGCCGCCGACACCGTCGTCGCCCGAGCCCCCGCCGTCTTTCCGACGCGCGAACATATCGTTCGCCTGCAGTCGGCGATGGTGCCGATCCAGTCCGAGCAGCCCGAGCCCGAGCACATCTTCCACGATGGCTGGTACGAGCGCCGCCTGCTCGTTCCGGCCGGCATGCTCATCGTGGGCAAGACGCATCGGCACCTGCACACCGTCGGTGTGATCCGCGGGCACGCGATGCTGATCAGCGAATTCGGCCGCGATGAGGTGCGGGGTGGATACCTCTCCGCCTCGCAGCCGGGCGTCAAGCGCATCGTCTTCGCGTTCGAGGACACGCTGTTCGTTACGGTGCACCGCAATCGCAGCAACACCCGCGACCTGGCACGAATCGAGGCTGAGCACATCGAGCCGGAGCGGTTGGTTGCCCTGGGCGATGCCGACGCGCAGCAGGTGCTGCAATGACGTGGGGCATGGTCGCCGTCGCGGGCGCCACGCTGGTGGGCGGGGTGCTGTCGGCGAATGCGCAGAAGGACGCGGCGGACAAGGCTGCCGGCGCCCAGCAGGGCTCGGCCCAGGCCGGCATCGACCAGCAGAACCAGCGTTTCGACGCCGTGCAGAAGATGCTCGCCCCCTACCAGCAGGCGGGTATTCCGGCCGTCAAGATGCAGGGCGACCTCGCGGGCACGAACGGCAACGACGCGCAGGCGGCGGCGATCGCCCAGCTCCAGCAGTCGCCCATGTTCACGTCGCAGCTGCAGGCGGGCAACAACAATATCCTGGCCAACGCGTCCGCCACCGGCGGCCTGCGCGGCGGCAACACGCAGGCCGCGCTCGCGCAGTTCTCGCCGGCGCTGCTGGCCCAGACCATCAACGACCAGTACTCACGCCTGGGCGGCCTCACGAGCATCGGCCAGAACGCCGCCGCCGGCGTGGGCAATGCCGGCATGCAGACCGGCAACAACGTCACGAATCTGCTGCAGCAGCAGGGCGCCGCCCAGGCAGGCGACTACCTCGCGCAAGGCAAGGCCCAGGCCGGCTACATCAACGCGACGACCGGCGCGATCGGGCAGTACTTCGGCATGGGGGGCAAGTTCTGATGGACCCGATCAACTACTCGGTCGACGTCCAGACGCCGATCGCCGCCGCAGCCCAGGGCTACCAGCTCGGTGCAGGCATGCATGACGAGCAGTTCAAGCAGCAACAGCAACAGGCCGCGCTGCAGCAGCAACAGCAACAGGCGCAGGTCATTCGCAGCCTGATCTCGAACCCGAACGCCGGCGCCTCCGACTACGCCAATGCGGCGCTGTTGGTGCCGGGCATGCGCGAGCAGTTCAAGCAGGCCTGGGAACAGAAGAACTCCGACCAGCAGCAGAGTGACCTCGCGCACACGTCGCAGGTCTACGCCGCGCTGAAGTCCGGCAATCCCGATGTCGCCGTGCAGCTGCTGAACGACCGCGCCACCGCGCTGCGCAACAGCGGCAACGAGGCGGACGCCAAGCACGCCGACGCAATGGCGGGCGTGATCCAGGAGCACCCTGAGCTCGCGCGAACGATGGTGGGCCTGCACCTGTCGGCAGTGCCCGGCGGCGACAAGATCGTCGACCAGGCGCGCCAACTCGGAAACGACCCGGCCAATGCCGCCAAGCTCGCCGCCGATGCCAGCCTGGCGCAAACGACCGCAGGCGTGGCCGCAGCGACCGCGCCGGACAAGGTTGCGGCCGCCGGCCTGGCCAACAAGGATGTCGAGAGCCAGATCGCGGACCGCTCGAAGCGCTTCGGACTGGACGTCGACAAGTTCCGCAGCGAAACCGGCCTGAAGGTTACGGAGCTGCAGGACAAGCTGGGCCAGCTGCCCGAGTTCGTCGCCAAGGACGTGACCACTGCGGCGACGGATTCGATCGCGGCCGCGCAGTCGGCGGCCAAGATGACCGACCTGGCGGCGCGCCTGGACGCGCTCGACCCGGCATCGGGCCTCACCGCCAAGGGCGCGGAGGCGATCAAGCGCGTCACCGGCAACCAGAACGAGGTCTCGCGCATCCGGGCCGAATACAACCGCCTGGTCACGCCGGCGGCGATGGCTGCCTACAAGACGGTGGCCAGCGGCAGCACGTCGGACAAGGACATCGAGACCGCGATGACGGGCGTCCCGAACGACACCGCGGACGCGTCCACGATGTCGTCCTTCCTGCGCGGCGCGGCCAAACTGCAGATCTACGACTCGGTGGTGAACAACGCCAAGTCGGAATGGCTGCAGGCCGTGCGCAGCCTGGGCAAGTCGAAGAACGACATCAGCGTCGACGGCGTCACCGTGCCGGCCGGCACCACCTTCAAGGCCTTCACGGACGCCTACGTGGCGAAGAAGGTGCAGGCGCAGGTCAACGCGGCGACCGTGGCCGGGCGCGGGTACATGAAGTACGCCACGCCAGCCGATGCTGCGCCAGCGCCGCTCACCGACGCATTGACCGGCGGTGCGCCGGTTGCGCCCTGACATGGCCGAGACGCCCACGTCCTACAAGGATCCGTACTGGACGCAGCTCGCGTCCGCGACGGAGTCCAAGCTCGACCTGCCGCCCGGCCTGCTTGTGGGCGTGCTCACGCGCGGCGAGCGCTCGAACGCCGACCAGGTCAGTGAGGCCGGCGCGAAGACGCCGTTCCAGATCATCCCGGCCACGCGCAAGGCCGCGATCGACAAGTACGGCATCGACCCCTACCTGTCGCCGGACAACGCGGCGGAGGTGGCCGGCCGGCTGCTGAAGGATTCGCTGGACCGCAACAAGGGCGACGCGGCCGCGGCGGTTGGCGAGTACGTTGGAGGCACTGACCGGTCGAACTGGGGACCGACGACGCGCGCCTACGTCAAGCGCGTGACCGGAGCACTCCCGGCAGAGGCTCCCGCAGCCAACGACTCCAGCGCCGCGCCGGCCGATGGCCCCAGCACT